CATCTGACCAACTCCTTAATCATGTTGTATTTGTCAATCGCAATCAACACATCTTTGTAGGCAGATTCTAGTGCTACGTTATGTTCTTCTTTTAGTTTCTGTAGTTTGATACTAGGAGGGTCTTTGTCAACCCAGCCGCTAGGATCAGCATCGGTCCAATAATAGACAAAACTTACAACGTCAGGGAAAGATGAATTCCATGAACCTTCGTATTCATACCATCTGTCATCTTTTTTACGATAGTAAAGATAACCATAATCATGGTCATCATCACCTTTGCCGCCCATGCCCCAACCACGGTATGTTAGGTAGTACCCACTCTTGTCAGGATTCTTTTGTTCTGTTCTAAACCAAATACTTGTTCTCATGCCCACCTCAATGCAAACATCATTGCTTCTTTATCATCTTCAAACTCAATAAACTTTTCTGTTAGATAACCAGGACTGTGATAGTACGGACTCTTGCAGTTTGTTTTGAGCCATTCTTTGACTACAAAATCTTTATAACTTACTTGCCACTGTGCTTGCACACCGTCAACCGTATCAGCATACTTGATTTTATATAGTTGTTTGAATTTTATAGTCATGACCACCTCAACATTGCTACAATATAATCACGCTCATACCTAAACTTGATTTTGATTCCTACACTTGTTTCGAACCATCTACAATGTCTTTCACACTTACCTATCGTAGCATAAAGCCATTCGATTACTTCACGATATCGTTTTACTTGACCATTCAAGTTCAACTCAAGTTCGTGCCAACCGGGCTTTGTATCATGCCAAGTAGGACCTTCCATGTGAATTCTTCTCATTGCCAGGTCAGTGTAAAAAGTACTGCATCTTCGTGATTAGCAAAAATGTAATATTGGTCAAAGTTATATGGGCTATCATCTGCAAAATAACAATCCCAAGTCTTACCTTGCTCACCAAAATGTTGAAAACACCATTCATCAATATGTTCCGTGTCAGTGTTAGGTAACTTGACAAAGACCTTATGATTCAAATCGGGGTATAGTTTTTTCAGGTCCATTTAAGTAAGAAGAAGGTTAAGTCTTCGTCATCACATAAAAAGATTTCACCCTTGTCTTTGATATCATCTAACCATCGAGTTCGTTCAATGCTATCTTGGTAGCCTGCGGGTCCAAAAGTCTCAATACACCATTTGCGAATTTCATCACCATCAACTTCGCCCTTGCCAGCCCATGACACGGTATGAACATTACGCTTACTGCCATAATATTTCTCTGTTTTGTATGTAAAGCTACCTTGCTCCATCATTCCCACCTTAGTCTATACCACTCATACGCTTTGTTATTGCACCAAATCATTGGGGTCGGTTGAACTGCATAGCTAACTACGTGCTTACCACTTGCCCACTGATACCCATGTTTCAATTTTACTGGTTCTAAGACTTCACCCTCCCACTCAAGAGGTGCTCCAAAATTCTCATGGAACCACGATACTACTGCCATAGTATTTGGTTTATGATATGCTAGATAAATTCTGTTTAGGCCCATCGCAATAAGAAGTGTGTAAAGTCTTTTTCGTATTTGAACGCATAGAATATTATATCACTTCCGCCAATATCATTCAACTCATATGTGCCGTCCCTGTTGCGCCAAACACGATGAATATCAGACCTATAGTTCCATTTTATCTTTTCTTCACACCAATCGTCTATATCATCATATCCATATCTGTGTCCACCGGGCCCATAGTCATACAAAAGTTCGTACCCATAATGACTTGGATTTGGACAAGCATACACATATGGGTAACCTTTATAAAAGTGAACTAAATGATTAGCGTATCTTTCAACATCAGGATCACGATTGTGTTTGTATCTTCGCCAAGTTTCATATCCGCTTTTTCTAAGTTTTCTGTTTGCGAGAGTCTTGCGAATTAATGCGCGGATTCTCCTGATAAACTTCATCGATAACAGTAGCTTGATGCCATTGGTTATGAGGTTCCCAAACAAGGAAGAACGTAGTGAAGTCCATTTCATTTTCAAACCATACTTTGTAATCATATTTTACTGTCTGTGTTTTGTAGTGACCAATTTTGTTTGTCTCAAGTAGATGGCGCAATTTGTTCCCGATAGACTGTCTGGTCATACCAGCAGCCATGCCACCTGCTCCACTAGGCAACTTGAACAACAAACATTTATCCACAAGTCAACTCAAACAACAATGCGTCTTTTTCTTCTAAGAACCAAAACTCAATTGCTTGCTTAGTGAAACGACATGTGTATTTGTCGCCAGGTAGTCCAAACATCTCAATTGCTCTAGCACATGTTTCATTCCATTGATTCACACCACGCTCTACATCGTAAATGTTATCAACTTCTCGGTTGAGAAATGGTATACGCACACGATAGTCGTGATTGTTATCAATACCCGCCGTGTGTGAGTATTTCTTTGACTGTTCTGACATTCTCTGGCTCTCTGTGAAATTTCAATGCCCATTGTTCAGGGTCGATATAGTCGATGACCATTTTGACTTGTGTTGGGTCAAGTTTCTCCATGAACTCAATACCACTACGAGATTGAAATATCATCCAAGGACTAATCTTACCCGTAGTGATTGCATGACAAATCTTGTTTGAATTACCATAACGCAAGTAATCTTTACCTTGAATACTTTCTTTCTCTGCGAATTCTATAGTAGTTTCAACACCTCGATGAATTGCATCTAGTGGATCTTCTGTCTTTAGATATTCAATCAGATACTTTGTGTAATTCTTGTCACTACACCATGAGTCAATACTAATTTGATTCTTTACAAGCCACTCACTGTATCTAGCAATGTTCAACGCATTGATTTCAACACAGTAATTACCGAACTTGACGAATGCAAGATAATATGGACTCTTAATGAATTCTTGTGGTGTCTTTGCTTTCTTGCTTGCTGAATTCTTTTTATAGAACTGAACAAACGCCTGAAAACCAATACGATTGCCTTGTAAGTCTTTGTTTAGCCATCGTTGCTTTTGTTCACAGATATGTTTGAGTATAGTGGACTCTCGCACAAACTCACGATTACAAAACTCACAAGTGTATTTGTGATTAGTTACCACTGTCTCGCTTGTACTGCTCAATATCTTCATGGGTAATAATTTCAGCCAACAACTCAATATCTTCAAACTTCATGTGAGGATATCTTTCAGCTAGGAACATTTTCTTTTTGTGAACGTCAACGAATGCTTCACTGACTGCTTGTATATCTTCACTACCAGCTTTAGGATAAATCTTTGTGTAATAGTCTTTGATATCTTTCAACTTTGCAGTTTCTTGTAGTTTTGACACTTTGACACTGATGTTAGGAATCCACTGATGAAACTGTTTACCCATACCAGGGCTTGCGGCACATAACATCAGCCATTGTAGTTTAGGATTCTTAGATACATGCTCATTCAATAAATGTCTGTTTGCCATGTAGTCAGTGTTCATTAGATAGTATGATGCTAATGCTGAGTTAGCTTTGATTGAACTCATCCATTGAACTAATACGAACGGGGCGAATTTCTTTTTCTGATCGTCACTCAGCCTGTCGTAGTAATCATAGTCTTTGCGATCCATTGCCGCTAATACTTCGAACAAGTCTAGATTTTGATTCTCTAGTTGTTCGTCTTTAGGTACTGCTACTTTCTTTTTCGTTGCCATTACTTGTCTAATCCTCGAATCCAATCAAACTTCTTACCTTCTTCGTAGTACTCTCTAGCACGACCACTATAATACATTATTTCGCCGCATTGTGTACACTTATAACGGTGAAGATCAATGTCTACAGTTGTGTACACTGTTTCATATACCCATTCTCCTGTTGCACTGTTATCTTCGTACCAGCTATCCGTCTCTACCCAACGTCTAGATTCCCTTGTGTGGTTACAACTCATTAGAATGCCTGTGAATAATCTACAATCTCGCAGTTACGACTAATCTCTTTGACAAAGTAAACACATCTTGGTTTGTCACCATCATCGATAGGTACACACAAGAATTGTCCGTTCTTCAATCGAGGTGCATACCAAGTTACGTCATGGTAAATGTCTACAATCTCAATAGGCAAGAATGTAGGACTGAATGAGCTTAGTGGATTGAACTCAAACGCATTGAAGCCTCTGTCATTGATACTGGTCAGTGGTAATGTTTCTAAGTCTCCATGCTCTTGTTCGCCAATCAATATTTGCCAATCTACTGGCATCTTGATTACGCTGTTGCCTATCTTTAATACAAGTGCAGGGCTGTTGAAACTCTCTAAGAAGATTAATGGTATGTAATGATAGTCTACGTTCTGTGGATTGCTATTGTCTAGTATAGCAAAACGCAGGTCATCAATTTCATCTGGGAGTGTTTCTAAATTATAATAGTTGTTATCTAGTGTAAGTATTCGCATGTTTATATCCTATCACTTATATGTTAATTTTTCAAGCGCAAAGGGATAATTGGCTTCCTTGTAATACGTTTTTCGTTGTGTCAAATGACGTTTGGCAAATTTACAACTACTGGTGATATCCCAAATTTGCACAAAGTCTTTATCTTCGGCTTTACGAATGCCTCGACCTATTGACTGAATAACCCTAACAAACGACTTGCCAGGCTCCAAAAGAACCAAATTAAAGATACGAGGAATATTAATTCCAACAGCGGCGACTCCGTAAGTCGCAATAATAATCTTGTTACTTGCTGTCGCAATTTCATCGTAGTTTTCCTTTCGTTCGTTTAGATTAGTATCACCTGATACAAACGCTACATCAGGTGCGTCTTTGATGACACTAAACAAGTCACTTAGTCTGCGCTGTAGTTCTTTACCTGCACTGATTCGATCCACAAGAATCAATGTGTTACCACTATCTTTGATGTTGTTGATTAGATTAGCAATTGCATCTAATCGTTCACTGTTCTCTGTCAGGTATTTTAGTTCTGATTGATAGTTACTGAATTCAACATCGTCTTTCAACTGTACGATGTTCACGTGACACTGTGCGAGAACACCTTTGTCTTGTAATTCACTTGCAGACAATTTACCAATAACAGGACCAAGACTAACAAACAATGACATGAATTCATACTTTGCTTTAGGCACAGTGCCTGTTAGTCCCCAGCGAATAGGGATATGTGCCATAGGCCCTGTTAGCAATGTTTTCAGTGCGTCAGCTTTTGCCATATGCACTTCGTCAACAATTACGCAAACAACATCTTCAATGAATTCTCCGATAGTTATCTCAGCCTCACCTGACTGAGTTTTCTTCATCATGTTGTTAAGCGACTGCCAAGTGCAAATAGTGTGTTGCTTTCCGATTTCTTTTCTGTCACCAAAATACACACCAACATCCAAGCCCAAATTAATATAGTCCGCTTCCGTTTGACGGACCAAGTCCTTATTCGGAACAATGACAATTGATCTTCCATATTCTTCTACGCTCAGTGATAGTGCCGCAGTTGTTAGTGTCTTGCCTGCTCCTGTAGCAATCTCTTGGATACACTGCGGGTTCTCCAAGAAACGATTGATGATATCAATCTGATAGTCACGTAATACAACAGGTTGACCTGCCATTGGATGTTTAGCAGGCCATAATTTGTGTTTGAATGTGTCCTCTGACACTTTGCCGAAATTGAAGGTTGTCTGATATTCTCTGAGGTCATTTAGTTCAATGTCATACCCAGCCTGATCTAATAGTGGAAGAATCTCTGGCAATAGATTTATATATGTGCTACCACCTAATGCGAAATAGCTTACTTTACCGTTCCATCTACCTAGTCTAACTGCAGGAAGATATCTTGCACCTGGAATTTCATACTCAAACATCTTCATCAGTGTCTTGCGATCACCGAGTTCAAGACCTTCTAGTTTTACATTTACTTCGTCTTTGATTATTAATTTACATTCTTTCATTTAGGTCCTAAATCAACTGGATCTGAATTGACCAGTCTTATCATCTTCATTAGTTTCAGTGGCTTGCTTTCTGTGGACATGAATGATCCCTTGTAGAAAAACACAGCAGGATTTTCATATTGACGTAACGATGGGTGGTCAGTTACTAACGCAATCTTTGCTTCGTGTAGGATCTGCTTGTATACATCTTTGAGAATTACATTGTTTTTCATAAATGTTCTTGGCTCACATACAGCGTCACAACCAAATTCATACAACCACAGTAATGCAGTTGCTATATCCCTGATTTCAAATTCAACTTGGTGATTAGCCGCGAATTTGACTTTCAATGGATCTTCGTTTATACATAGATGGTCTATTACTGATTTATCCATCTTGATGCCATAACTAGCAAGTGTGCTAATTGTTTTCAAATCATCACTGAATGGTATGTCCTTTGTATGCTCATACAACGCTTCATTCAATGCGGCAATATAATACATCCCGTCATTGTATTTCAATGTCGGAGACCAGTATTTAGCATCTTCATATTCACCCAGGCTATTTATGATATTGAGGGTAATGGGACAGTAATTGACTGTATCAAAGTAATCAGCACTGAGATACACAAGTTTTTTCAGAATCGTGTGACCATACTTCATTTGGTATTCACGATTTTCTTTGACCCACTCAAGTGTATAGATAGGGTCTTTCTTTAGTGCTGACAAGAATTCTTTCTTGTACGGTGCTCTAAAGATAATCTTGTCATCTATGACTTGAATACTTGCATTGGTATATTCTGGTGCGCTAGGCACGATGGGAGACTGCCAAGGTAACTCAAGCCATTCATCTATGTTTTTCTTTTGATGAATGAATTGTCGGTTGTACTTCTTGGCAATCTTTCTGAATAACGCATCCTGATTAGTCGTTATTCGATTATGCGTCATTGAATAAGTAGTGAGATTGTCCACAAATTGCTGGTCGTATCTACTCAACCTAATGTTGATACTCATCCAACTTGCGACTTCTTCTAGTGTCTTGAACTCCATTCTAACATTGTAACAATGTCAAACAAAAATAGCAATTCAATAGGCAAAAAAGGAGACCTAAGTCTCCTTTTTATATAGGGGAGGGTCTTATTGACGTTGCCCTCTGCCTTCACACGGCGTTAATCAAACACCTTTCATGCAAGTTGCTTTAGCCAGTTCGCGCCAGTTAGCACTGATCTTGACCAAATCAGCAACCTTCAGACACATACGCAAAGACACTTCACGCAGTTTGTTGTGGTTCGTTTCAATGAACGACATGATTTCATCAGTTTGTTCCTGAGTAAAATCGTAGTCAGCAAACAGACCACCATCAGCATCACGGTGAACTTGCTTGATGCGGAGCATCTTGTCACGCTCACTGTCAACAGTCAAGTCCAAAAAGTGACAACGAGACTGCAATGCATCCAAGTGAGGTTGAATCTTGGAAGCCTTCTTGTTATCGAAAGTCTTGTTGGTGATGAAAATGATAGAGCCGTTGAAGTTGAATTGATTCGGCACACCTTCGTCACGCAACAGACGAGAATCCTTGTTCCAAGAGATACGGCGAGTTTTACCGGAATCCAATGCACCCTTCAGTACGTTGATAGCGTCCTGATCTTCCCAAACGTCACAGTCATCGAACACCAAAACGTTTTTCTTGTCAGAGTATTTGTACAGTGTAGCGAACAAACCGATACCTGAAATAGCACCTTTGACAATCTCAAAGCGAGGCTTCTTGCCAGAAATTTTGTCAAACATCGATGCCTTTTCCATTTGAGTAGTGACACCGTGTGACTTACCGATACCTGCAGGACCAGTCACAATCATAGCACGAATGTTACCTGCGATACATGCACCAGCCATTTCGTCCAACACTTTGAATCGAGTAGCAATACGATCCATTGCCTGTTCATCAGTCTCCTTAGGAGCTTCGGCTTTCACAGTGTCACGACCTGACAGAAATTCAATACAGGATTGGTTGTCAACTTTCACACGAACCGGACGACCAATGTCACCTGGAAGTTGACCATCGTTTGCTACAGTTACATAACCGCCTTTAGCACCAAGTTGGTAGCCTTTGACCAAAGTGAAAATGTCACCTTTGATGGGGTTGTTGAGATAAGAACCATTGACAATGCGAACGATAGAACTCATAGAAACCTTTCAATCAAAACACTAATTATACAACCAAATTCAATTCTTGTCAAGTTTTTAGGCTCGCTTTGCTTCCATCATTTCACTCAGGATGAATTTGGCGACATTCATTTGCTTACGAACGTATTCATTTGTACGGGGGTTAGGAATCGTAGGGTTGCTCATTGACAACATTTCTTGACAGTCAGACATGATGCCCATCACGACCATTTCCAGACCAGAGAACTTTGCGGTGATGCTGTTCATGTACTGTTCACGGATAGCTTGTTCAGTCATACCATAGCACTTAGATTCGAATTCAGTCATTTGCAAGCTCCTTTTATCAACTCAATATAGATATTATATAACCAAATCCATTCCCTGTCAAATTTTGGGCACAAAAAAGCCCTGTTTCCAGGGCTAAAAAATTAATACTTTTGTCTCATAAAAACGACAAATCCCATGCTTTCAGGAACTCTCGGCCGTCCCGATTCCGTATAGCATAAGTTGCTTTGACTGTCAAGGGGTTTTTTGACGCAAATTCCATCAATCCTAGCAATGGATTTGTACGTTCAATGGGCACGTATACAAGGTTATCGTACTGGTCGCTGAACCAGAACTCACGTGCTTTACGCTTTCTAGTGTTCAGGTCAAACGTCTTTACCAACGTCAATGTACGTGTGGTCACCACTCGTTCCTCAGTTTGATTCTTTACAGTTGTATTGAACTCATGGTGAAGTTTCTCAAACTCTAAATCATACAGGTAGAACTCAGGAAGTTTCCATGCTAGTGGCACCATTGATTCTTTGAAACGCAAACCGTCAGTGTGTACGAACTCTTTCAAGTCTTGTCTGAATGGTGACAATTCAATGCCTTTCAATGCCCACAAAAGAAACTTCTTCTGATAGTGGTCACGGATGATTCTGGCTTGTTCTTTGTCTGCCTCAGTGACTTGTTTCAATAATTCACTATCTAACAGTGTAGCATAGGTATTGCCTAAGCGATAACGTGCCGCACTCAAAGCAAGCAAATCTTCCTCACTTTCAATTACTTCGTATTTCTTGAATCCCGGTTTGACAGGATGTAGCAAGTCATCTAAAGAGATTGTTGCAGTAGTAAGATTTTGCCAAGGGGTAACAGTTGACCCCTGCGCTCCATTGATACTGATTGTATTTTGTGGTGCAGCCATAAGCTGACCAATAGTGCTTTGATAGTTAGCCAATTTGTATATCTTCCATTCCAGCAGTGCGTAAACGAACAATATGACCCATCTGCCACTGCTTTGCTTCAAGGCCTTTCATAACACCTAACCATTTATTTCTGAGTAATGCCACTTCGTTGATTAGGACTTCGTAGTCAACCACTTCGTCCTCGCCTTCAGTATATTTCTCAGCGTCACGGCTTGTCAATGCTCTATTATACGCTTCTAAATATTTTTTGAAATGTTTTTGGCGAATCTTCCTTAGTTGAATGTTCAAATAATTCAACACGGCTTCTATCTCTTGTAATTGGTTGAAACGATGCTCTGTTATGCCAGGCAGTGCGGCAATGTTCTTTTCAACATTGCCATAAATCTTGACTTCGCTCTTAGCTCCGAGAAGTTCTTTCTCATAGTTTTGAATGAAGTCGGGAAGAACACCTAGATTTTGGGTAACTCTAGTGTACCAATTCATTTAATTCCAATCATCGTCGGAGTCGCAATCGTAATCTTCATCATCATACTCTTGCTCGTCTTCATGTTGTTCCAAATAATCTTTCACGGCTGTGATAATTTCTTTGTCACCTCTAAAGGCATCTTTGATATCTTCTGCCTCATAGTTGTTGTCAATTAGAAAATTGACCAAAGTATCTGCCGCGTCCCTACGCTCATTGAAATCGATGTGAGAACGCAATGCGTCCCACACCTCTGTCACTAAATCTAAACTCATTCTGTAACCGCTCCTTCATCGGCTGTTACAGTACTTAGCTTATTTGCGTTTTTTTTCTGGTATTCGGTCATGACCTTATCGAGGCAACCGTCTTCGTTTGATTCCCAACCTTTACGGAAAAACTTGATGATTTCTCCATCTTCAGTTGTGTACGCAAGTCTATTACCATCTTTAGACAATACACTTGCACTTTCAAACAAATCAGTTAGACCACTGTATGGGTTCATACCTGTCTCGTAAGGAATCTTGACTTGAACAGATTCAAAAGGCTTTGCATAACGTGTTTTCATCACTTTACATGCTGAACGAATACCACGTACTTCGCTAACTTTGTTACCATCTTCGTCTTCCTTCAACTTCAATTTACGCATAGCAACCACAATTGAACTTGCATAGATAAAGCCTTGACCACCTGAAATCTTGTCATCAGGGTCGAACATATCTTGACTTGCGTATGTGTGATTAGTTGCGACTAATCCAACGTTGTGACTACCAAACATGTTTACGCAGTTACGAACAAGTGCTGTCAATGCCTTAGGCTTACGACCCAAGTCACCCTTCAAATCACCTGAATCAAACTGGTTCACATCTGTTGGTGTTAGTAACATACCAAGACTGTCGATAACAAACAAGACTTTAGGCTTGTCATCTGCTGGTAGTGTTTTATAATCAGCCATGAACTTGCTGATTGTTTTGGCTACGTCATCAATCATAGCCATGTTTAGTTTCAACAATTTATCTTCGTCTGTTGAGACACCCAACGCTTGAAGCCATGCTTCATCAAGTGCGTTTTCTGAGTCAACCAAGACCACAAAGATACCTTGTTCTTGTGCGTGTCTAATAAGGTTTCCTGAGCAAATGTATGATTTGCCTGATCCAGATTCTCCGGCAAAGACAGTAACTTTACCAAGAGGTATACCTTTATTAAAATCACCGCTAATGAGATAATTGAGTGCATAGTTTCCTGTACTCACCCAGTCAGTAGGGTCATTGAATCCAATGCTCAAGCCCTCAATAGACTTGGTGATATCTTTCCTAAATTTACTTACGTCAAAAGGCTTAGCCAATTTATTCTCCTAATTTGTGTAGTCCGTTTGTGAACTGTTTGTCAAAGAATGACACCTTATCTAGCATTTCTGGACAATGATCGGCGATTTTTTCTAATTCGTAATCATTAGGGAAATGTCTCAATGCGCCTCTAGCTCGTTCACGAACAATACTAGGAACACGTGGTGTCTTACCTGGATCGCACAATTCTTCCAATAGTTTTTTACCTTGCTTTAAGGCACGGTAACGTTCGTCTGGTAATGTCATAGTGTTCTCCTAAGGAAGGGAGCAAAGCTCCCAACCTGTAGTTTACTTCGTTTGTCTAGCACGAATCATCGCTAGGATGTCTTGTGCTTTGTCGCTAGATGTAGACTTTGGAACTTGAACAGGGCTAGATGTTGCTTCTGGCTCGTCAACGTCAAAAGGCGGTGTAGTATCTGCTACGGGTGCTGTTGCGGGTACAGCCACAGTCGGTGCTGTTCTAGTTTCGGCCGCGGTTGAACCTGCAGGTGCTTCTAGCCCCCATGGACGGTAGTAACTGCCCCAACGTTCGTTATCATAAGGCTGTCCGTCAACACTTGCTTCGAACATTTCTTTGATAATTTTTAGTTCTGCTTCACCAGGACGCTTAGGCAAGAAGTCAGAAAGATTGTATAAGCCATGCGCTTCAATTGCGGCTTGTTCTGCCTCAGTCAATGCGCTTTCTTTACGTGCCCAGTTACTTGTAGAGTAATCTGCGTAACCACCCTTACTTGTTTTCTTGATGTTGAAATCAAGACCACGTAGATAGTCTGTTGGCAATTCTTCAATCTCAGGATCCATTAGACCTGCTTTGACGATTGGAATGATTTGTGGACTGATGATGAACTTACGAATAGGATTCGCAGGAGTCTTGTCATCACCTAGAGGATTTTGACGAACAAAACCTTGGAACAAGTAACTACGCTTCTTCCAGTATTTGTTTGCCAATTCTTTTAGAGATTCGTCTTTGTACCAAGGACGAACTTCTGCCAAAATAGGACAACTATCACCATACATTTCAACGCATGGGACTTGTACTTCTACTCGTCTTGCGTTAGGGTCACCTTTGACACCATTGAACGGAAGTTTGATGATTTGTTTTTCAACCCAGAAGAAAGTATTTTCTGGATTACCATCAGGCAAGAAACGAACTGTAGCAGTTGTGCCTTCGTCCATGTTCCAGTGAGGGTATGTTGAGTTGTCAGACTGAGTGTTAGAACTCTTATTTTGACCTTTGTTTTCTTGTGCCGCGATACGGGCACGGATTTCTGCTAATGATGCCATAATATTTTTCCTTATAAAATTGAGATGGTCTCTGTTGTAATTGTCGATATACACCATGTATATCTAACGTAGAAGATAGTTTAGCAATTCTATCTGTCTGCGTCAATAGTATTTATCACCAGATGTAGGAAACCGCACTTTTTTGTGCGGTTTTTGGGAGAATTACTTTTTGATAATTCTTAGTATAGCATCGAGGTCCTCTTGACCTTCTAGCATTTCTTTCTTTGGTTCAGAACTTTCACTAGCACCCACCAAGTCACCAATAGTTGCTGGCTTATTAGCTTTAGGACCTTTGTTACGCCACTGACCCTCTGGACCAGTTTTGTAATCACCTGCGAATTCATCTTCATCAACCTTTTCAACATCACTATGTGCCATGCTTGGTTTGCCTGTTTCTGGGTTGCGAACGCCTGCCTTCTTTTTCAAGTCAGCTAGTAATTCGTCATCGTCGGGACCAACAATTGCCTTACCAACTGCTTTAGCACCTTTTTTGATTGTGTCTAGAATGCCTTCGTCTAAATCACCTTCTGCTTCTTTTTGTAGCAAGTAAATGATTTCACGACGGTTAGCTAACCCACCTTCTTCATCAGGTACACAATTCTTTTCTAGACCTAACATACCCGCATGACGCATTAGTTCGCGGTCGCTCATATCTTCATAGTCATCAGCTAGGCTTTCTTGTGTTAGTTCGTCTTGTATCTCACTACCAAGATTTGCACCTGTCATTGCGCCACCTGCTGATTTAGTCAGTGCCGCGCCTGCAACACCACCTAATGCGGCACCAGCAAGACCCTCTTCAACATCTTCTTTAGCCGCATCACGGAAGTTTTGTGCTGTTGGAGCACCTTTACTACCAGGCTTACGCATCTTCTCACCACTACCATGCTTGATACGCTCACGTTTTGCATGAATGTTTGCCCATAGACCTGGACGCTCACCTTCTTCAAGTGGATCAGCTAATAGTTGTTCAACTTGTCTTACCCAACCACTTACATCGCTACTACCAATTTCTTCGTCATCAAAGAAATCACCTACATAGTCAGCGACTTGAGCAATAGCATCAGATACTTTTTCTGGACCATACTTTGCCAATAAGTCGATACGACCTCTTAGAATTCTATTTGTTATGGCGCTTGCAACTGGACTGTCAATATCGTCACCCCCATCTAAACGGCCTTCAGGGATACCAACAGGATTATTACTTGTTAGGCTTTCTTCTTCATTTGTCATAGGCACAACTGGTTCTTCGCTTGCTTCACCACCGCCACCACCTTCAACTAAGCTATCAGCCCATTCAGCTAGTTCACTAACTTCGCTCATCTCACTGATGTTCTTAGATAGTTTAGCTAAGATAGGCATAGCAGATTCAATACGTGGATCCATTGTTTCTTGTACAAACAATTCATTGACTGTAGTTGTATCTGTATCATCTTCCATCAATGATGGAGTCCATGATTCAAAGTATGCATTATAACCACGATGTGTTGTCAAACGACCTAGTGACTCACGTAGTTTCTGATAGTGATTTACACCTTCAGCAATCAATTGTTGAGTAGATTCATTGAATTGACCATTACGTGTAGCACGAACAAATCCTGCCATCTTGTTATATTCTTCACATAGACCTTTGATGTGATTCCACTTATCATCATGTGGCAAACCACCTTCAGCAATGTGACGAGCATAAACACGTGCGATACCTGGACGAGTTGTAGGTGCTAAAATTCTTTCACCTTGTTCGTTCTCTAAGAAGATGCGATTGATGTTACGGAAACGTTGTTCGCCTTCTTCGATTTGGCGAGTGTGTTCAATAACAATCTTGACACTAGGTACAGCATCACTGTAACTCTTAGCTTTACCCATTGGGTAGTAACCTTCACTGATTTGTTCTTGTCTTTTCATATATTGCCTCTTTTGCAAGTCGTGATGTAAGTGATTACGATTGCGTATTTTAAAACCTCGAATGCCGCAACGTTTTGCAACATTTCTAATTTGTGGCAGTAAGTCACCCCAATCTGTAGGTGATTCTGCATTGTCTGTAGCATCGCTAGTATAAACAACTAGTGTAAAGCCACTATCATTCTTTTCGACTGATAGCTCAACTTCTGCCAATTCGTTGCCTACATCGTAGTCAAAGCTGATATAGTCAGCTTCTTCAGGAACAACGTCCTTGTCGGTTGTGGCACTTTTGGGATGCGGATCAAACCCCTGTGATGACAAGTTATCGAATAACTTGCGGTATAAGTTTTCTGTTTTGATAGCCATATAGTATTTATCAACCTAGTAAGGCAAAGAAGGGTAGCGGAGCTACAAATTCTTCGTGGTCACGTATCTGTTCTTCTAAGTCAAAGTGATAGTCGCTCATTGTTTGTAGCATTCTAACAACCAATAAACTTGCCATTACCAAGTCATCAGTTTCACCAATTTTAGCTTCATAACTACCACCGTTAGCGATAAAAGCCTTTAATTCAGTGATAAGACTACGACTATTTACCTTCATTCTCTTAGATTCTACTAAGGTCTTGAACTTGGCGCAGGCTGCCAACTTGGACTTGTTGGTAGTATTGAATCCCTTACGCTTCTTTCCGGGCTCGGAAAGAAAGATACCTGATATGTTTGATTCGCCATATTCATTCAATGATACTAGTGCGGCTTCACCAATGCTGTTGTTTTCTATTGAATAATAGATATTGTTTGGCTCACCTGTACATTCAGCAATATATTTTGTAATCTGTGCTAATAGTTTGATTTGTGTTGGAATGTCAGTCTTATTGTGCTTCCATTCACCAATTTGATTTGTAGTATTTGCTTCAAAAATCTGAATAGCCGCAGGGTCACCACCTGTACCTAGACTTGGATCTAGCCCTACAGCATAGATATTACCCTTTTTAGGCTTCTCATACCAGCGAACTTGACCCATACGACTTACAGGCTCGATACCTTCCATCTCAATTAATGTAGCAGGAGCAATCAATGTTTCGTCAGCAATAATGAACTCGCAACCAATCTCTCGGCGGAAACGATCCTCACCTAGCTGTGCTACCATTTCTTTAGCCCATTGTTCATCACGACCTGGTTGTTCTTGCCAATAAGCACGATATGCTTTGAAACCGTTTACACCTAATTCTGTTGTGTTGCCATATGCATCTTCTGTTTTGTTGGCACCCTTCCAGATCAATGCGAACTGGTCTTCGTCACTGTTTGGAGTACTTGTGATAATCGCTTTACCACCAGTAGACAATGTAGGAGTAATAGCAGTCCAGAATTCTGTCGCAATACTTGGTCTAACGAACGCAAATTCGTCCAGATATAGTAATGAGATAGACATACCACGACCTGTGTTTTCTGTCGTTGTTGCACTAACGATACGTGATCCGTTCTCAAAGTCTAACGACCCTTTGTTGTATGTTGTAACACCAGCTTTAATGTGGTCGGGGCAGTTTTCATACGCATAGCGAATACGTTGCATAATTTCCTGAGCACCTGTATACTTGTGTGCCGCAATAAGGATCGTTGAATCAGGTACAAACATGGCATACCACAATAGATATCCTGCCGCACTAGTAGACTTGCCTGACTGTCGAGGCATCAGGCTGATACTATAACGATATCTGTGATATGTATCAATCAGTTTTTCCTGATAAGGCCATGGGTGATATAACATCGAACCTTTAGTAGGATGTTGAATATAGAAAAAGTTATCCATGAAGTATAGATAACCCGTGTTTGGATCACAACACTTGATAAAGTCTTGCAATTCTTTATCAGTATTGAACTTTGTTTTCTTGTATGGATCCTTCACTAAGGAAGGTGCATTACTAAGTGGTTTACTCATACCATTATTTATTTGGTAATTTACTTACTAAACGGATTTTCGCCAGTAATATCAGGCCTAGCGAACCACAACTTGAACCATTCTTTGTCGCCAGGGCGAATGTTGTTCTCACGCATATATTGTGCTTTTTGACTAGCTAATGCTGAGTTAGGTGTTACTGTAGATTCACCTGTAATCTTGCCATTGCCACTTAGAAGTTTTAGTTCTTCTAATGTCATATCTTTTTCAGGAGCAGGTTTATACTCCTTCATTGCTTGATATGCGTTTTGTAACTTAGATTGTTTAAATGCGTCAAACATATTATGCCACTGAATTTGCTATCAAGTAGCCTTCAATCTGTGCACCAACTCTACTTGTGCCTTGACTAGATTGTGCTTGCCACTGAATGTCTGTTTTTTCTGGATATGCTCTAGGGACAACTTTGCGAGAATTATATTG